TTAGATTGGATGCGTAGTTTAGTCTCAGCATCGGTAGCCTCGCCCAGCGCCTTCATTAACCCTATGCGCTCAACATCAAATTTCTCAGCTAGTTTATCTACTTCGGTTTGTTTCTTATTCTTAGCTTCTAGTATTGCTAATTCTAATTTCTTTTGCGCTGCTAGTTTATTTTCTAAGCGTAGTTGCTGTGTAAAAACTCGGCTTAAATATCTTGGCTCTTGATTTGGCTTACTGCCAGCAGATGCTTTTTTATTTTCTTCACTTAACTTATTAAGCATAGAAAATATGTTTGTGCCAAATAAAACATCGGTTACTTTTCTTGATCCTGGCACCTTTTGTAATTCAGCAATTAAAACGCCTACACCCTCGATTGCACCACCTATGGCTTTGCCATAATTTTCCATTGAAGTTGTGGCATCTTCTATACTGTTATCTTTGCTTAAAGCAGTAAGCGCACCAATTATGCCTTTGCCAATTTCTTCTTTAACATTCTCAGATGCGACTTTTAATAAATCCATCTTGCCAGCGTAAGTAGTTAATCGGGCTTGTGCTTGGCCAGCAAACTTGTTATTTAACTCAGCAAGGATCTTATCCATATCGCCAGCCTTTAAGGTGGCTTTACTTATGCCTGCGCCTAGCCTGCTAAGACCTGCTGTGTTGCCTGAGTACCCACGTGTTAAAGCTGCGCTTACCTCTGTTAATGATTTACCTGTAGCAGCGCTTAGGTTAAGAGCTGTGTTTAATGCATCTTGGCTCTTAGTAATAGATCCTGTTACAGTTAATAATTGCTGGAATGCTGGGCGTAGTTGGTCATCTAATACGCCTGTAGTTTTTTGTAGGTTTGCTATGTAATTCTCTACAGATGGTGCGCTAAATAGAAAACCAACATTTTTTAATTGAGTCTCTAATGCTTTGGCTGCCTTCTCATCGGCTGCAAACGCTTGCACAGCCTTTTTGCTGTAATTAAGTAATGCGGCAGCGCTAAATACAGTAGCAAAAGTTCTGCCTAGTTTATTGACTTGTTTATCAAAGGCTGATACATCCTTTTTGCCTTTATTAAGTGCTTTACCATTCCAGGTCGCTATCGCCGAGACTACTACATTGGCCATTACGCTGCCTTCTTAATCTCTGTTGATTTGTTAAATTTTATAGCTGTGGAGTTAATAGCGCCCAGCATCGCTTCATAAACCTTACCAGAATCCTGTGCCCAGGCTTTGTAAATTAAACGGCCTTTAGTCTTTCGACCACCACCACGTATGCCCTTAATCTTTGGCTGTGAGGTAAGCCCTGGCATTGATGTAACAAATTGATAGCCAGCAAAAGGATTATTTGATGCGTACTCTCTAGTGGATTTGTTATAGGTGTACTCACGTGCCCTGGCTTTGCCTTCAAATCCTTGCACTTTGCCAAAGGTTGTGCCAGGCAGGCTTGGATCGATCTGCTGGAATGGCGCTCTACCTTGTGGGTTTTTACGGCCAGCAGTTTCATATATGCGACCAGGTGCGCTTACGTTGTAAACATAGTTACTAACTTTAAATCCATTTTTGAATGTGCGGTTATCGCCTGAGTTATATCCAATACCAGCCTTGACTGTGCCAGCATCATATTTAGGAAATGGGCGGTAATTGATGTTCGGGTTAGGCTCTTTAGTCCAGCCTGACAGCATCTCAGAATTACCAGGCACAAATGATCTAGCCTTAGCTGCTACGTTACGCATTAGCGGATCAATAGCAGTCCTAATACGATCTTGTAAATCTTTGTCAATAAACTTTAGACCTGCAAGGACATCTTTAACGCCTACGGCTTCTGCTGGCATTTCGGATCTCCTTAGCTCTATCGGTTAGGACTTGTATGATTGCGGCATACATTTCGCTATCCATATCAATAAACTCTCTAGGCGGTATCCCAGTCTCTACGCTTAGCTGTGCGATGCTGTAAAGTATCGAATCCCGCTGGATTATTTTTTTTCTTCGTCTAGTACCTCGACAGTTTCTAAGCTGTCAATAAACTCTACTCCCCACAAAGGTATCTGAGCGCCAGCCCTGCGTAAGCATTCATACGCAAGGTAGAATATTTCTGTCTGACGCTCGTGCTCTCTTAAAATCTTGCTGATACCAGCACCATATTTCTGTTCAAAGTTGTATTCAATTCCTGGCGTAATTTTGTGCTCTGAAACTTCGCCATTAGCCCTAGTAATCTTTAACTTTGCCATTATTGCTCCTTAGTTAGAATGCCACCGATGGGGACACTGTTACTGCGGAGTTTATCGTAAAGGACAGACTTGAGGTAGCTAGTTCAGCGACGCCGCCTGTGCCGATTGGGGTTAGGTTATTTACCAAGATTGAGAATTGGTAAGTTGGGTTAGCAGCTGAAACTGTGGTGCCTTTAACAGTAATTACTGATACTGATAAAGTTTTACCAAATGCCTCATTTAGTGTCTGCATTACCTGACTTGTTGCCCATTCATTTAGAATGTCGATTTGGAATGTGCCACTTTGCAAGCCCGCTACAAATTGGTGAGAAAGACTACCCATTGAGGTGACCTCAAGTTCATCCACGATCTGATTAATTACGGCATTAGTTACATATGAGCTAATGTCGATAGATGGTGTGGTTGGCGCAGCATTGGTAGCCAACTTAACACCTACGTTATTATTTAAATAGATTGCCATTGTTATTCCTCGTCTTTCTTAGTTTGTGCAGTTGGTTTTGGTGCGTCTTTAATTTGACCTATCTTTTTCAAGAAGGCTAAGTCTTCTTCGTGTGTGCTCATTTTAACTCCAGCTCGTTAGGATTGATAGTGTGATCTCTGCGGTTAATAAATCTCCACTAGCTGCATTGGTTATAGCTGGAGCGGAGACACTTGATATGTTGTAAACCAGGGTAGATGCCGCTAGTTTAGTTACTACTGCTACGATAAAATTCTCTATACCTAGCAAGTTGCCTTGATTGTCAAATGCAGGTGTGGTTATTAAAATCTTGAAATTAGCCAGGGGTGCGATGCTTGTCTGGCTGTTATTGCTTGGCACGATGTAGGGATCGCTAGGTGTTACCACTACGCTATTAGCCAATAAAGTTGCAGGTGGAAATGCAAAGGTTGACCATACGCCATTATTTGTAAGGGCGGTTGCTAGTGTGCCACGTAATGTGGAGATCGCTGCCATTAGCCCACCAGTGATGCTGGACTTGAATACGGCTGGATGAGACCACGTACTCGGTTAATCAGCTGATAACCCATCCGATAAGGGCTGGCACTGATCCCATCCATACCTACCCCACCAGTCTGGCTAACTTGTCTAGCCTGCCAGATGTCTACAGCTAGGATCATAGCTGCTTCTCTGATTGCGGGTACCACAGAGTAATCATCTTCTTTAGTGTCTTGGCCTGATGCTTTGCCGTATGGAAGAATTCTATGGAATGGATCGTTTGCGTGTACTTTGGTAAATTGAATAAATGAATAGCCGTTAGGCCAAGAGTAATTGTAAAAGAAATTATAAAAGGTGCTTGCTATTGATACTGGAATGTTTGAGCCAGGTATTGTGCCAGTGATTACGTGCTGACCGTCATAAATACTGCCGCAGCCTTCTACGCTTATCGTTTGTCCTACTACATATATGCCTGGGTTTGCTAAAACTAAAGTTGCTACGTTATTTTGTAATCCTGCGGCCACAATAGGCGCATCGTTAAACCATAAATATTGATTGAGAAGGTCTTGCGCCGATTGACAAACTTCTTCTACAACGGCATCAGTATAGAGAGTGCCAATACCAAGATTGGTGCGTAACTCGGCTTTGGTTACGTAAGTGGCTGCCATTGTATTCCTCTCTTAAAAAACTCCCCCAGGGCTAGGGCTACTAAACCCCAGGGGATTACTTATTTTGTTATTAGGCCTTTGCGTACTTGATGATTCCGTAAGGCATCTTGGCAATAGTTGCCATAAATCCGTAGATAGCAACCTGTACTTGTAGGTTAGATACTACGTTTACAGACATAAATGCCTGTGGTGAGCGATACACAGTGAATGCCTCTGGTGCAAGGATAATCGCTGAGTTATCATCAAATGCGGTTTGTGAGAAGTTCTTGTCTACGTATAGATCAAGTCCTAATACATTTCCACGGATTGATGTAGGCGCTACTTGTCCAGCTGCGTTCATTGGTTGAATCGCATTGTAAATTGGTCGCTTAGTTGAATCAACTGCTCCCATTAGTGCTTGCCATTGTGCTGGGTTTCCGATGTAGTTCTGTGCAAAGAAACCTGTGTTCTCATAAACTAATTTTGCAGCTTGTGAGGTGTAAGCAATAATTCCATCGCTGTCTGCAGTTGTAGCAGATGCGTTTGTACCTGCAGCAATTAATGCAGCCACTACAGCTGTATCGATTGTTGTTAAGTACTGATTTTGTAACTGCTGTGTCAACTCTGCATAAAAGTTGGGATCTGATCGCTCTAGCAACTCAACTGAAAGTGTGTTCATACCTGAGTACTTAGACACTGTGCCTGTTAAGTAGTTGGTTTGCATATCTGTGTTAGATACTGCGCCGCCTTCTGCCTCAACAGTTACTGTTGGTGCTACGCCAGTTCCGCCACCTGCGGAAGTTACCAAAGATGGTACGTTAATTGTCATACCAGATGCAGGTAATGTGCCTTGTGAGCAAGCATCGATTGCAGGTGTGCCAAAACGTGTGTTAGTTACAAACTCAGTTAGGTATTGAGTTGGGTTAAATGCTGTGTTGTTTGAAAAATCATCAGCTGCGGTTACATAGAGTTTTGACTCATCGCTACCTAGTGCTGCTTTGATTTTATGCTCTGTGTACTTTGCCATCGAATCGATAGGAGTACGTAGACGTGTTTGAATTAGTGGTGCTGTAATTACTGGGCGAGCAGCTTCTACTGTAGGAGTAGCAGCCTCTGCCTTTGCTTCTTGTGGCGCTGTTGCTAAATCTTCCACAGGAGCCTCGCTTTCTTCTAGTTGATTGGTGTTTTCTGCTTCGTTTTCACTAGCAGCAACTTTAGTTACCTTTGCATTTTCTCCAAAGGCCGGAGATTCGACAAGGCTGACTTCACGTAATACAGCACTTGTTACATATAAATATTCTTTTTTCTGTATTGATTTATTTACATCAACGCCTACAGACAGGCCGTCAATTAGTTGCTCTCCTGCAAGAATAAGTGCTTCTTGGCCAGACATACTGGCACTAATTTTAAAACTAGCGTAAATGCCATCTTCTGCTTCGTTAAATTTTTGCATTCTACCGATAGGGCGCTCTGGCGAATGTTGCATAAGCATCTTAATCTTACCTGGATCACCTATCTCGATAGATCCTTTAGCGAATACAACTGGCCCAACCGAAGTATGACCCACGCTTTCGAAAGGTACGATCTTGCCAGCAATTACTCTGCGCTCGCCATCGGCGGCTTCTACGTGGCTACTGAATGTAAGTTTCATCTTCTGTTTCTCTTCCGTTAGGTGTTAGGCTTTCCATTTCTTTTGCATCTTCTACATCAATTAAACCTAAATTGATCATTTTTTCTAAGGCTTCTAAGCGCTTCATTGTGTCAGCACGCAAGAATGATTCCTCAATAGCAAACTTAACAACGTGGCCACGTGGGGTTATATCATCCATTGATAGTCGATCTTCAATAGCACAAATAAACGGCTGTAATGAATAGGCAACAAATTCTTTGCGACCATCAATTATATTTTGGTAAGTCATTGAGTTATTCATATCTGCTGAAATGTAATAGGCAGGTACATTCATCGCTCTTGCAACCTGTGTTGCTAAGTATTGTTGACTATCGTTGTACATCATATCTTTAGGAGAAAACCCAGTGGTTTCGTAAGATAAAGTAGAAGTTAAATATGCTGTAGATCTGTTTTGTCGGCTTTGCTTCCATTGTGCTAATAATCCTGATACTTGTTGCTCTGGTAAATCTGCGCCAGTATTTTTAATGTATCCAGATGGCATTGGCGTTGCGGCTGCTACAGCTGCGGCCTTTTCAATATCTAAAGCTGATTGGATTGTGCGTGCTGCTGTTGTTAATACACCTTGTGTTAGACCCTGAAATGTAATAAGTGAATTTATGCCAGTCATCGGCGCTAGTACACCATCTACATAATACTGATCTACTTCTGTGCCAAATTTATTAGTTGTAAATGTAACTCGGTTGTTAGCGATCCACTCAAATCGTGATGGTCTTAAATCATCTGCATATAATTCTGTAACACGCCAATAAGCAACACCATAAAACAACAAACTATCGACAGTCCAGGATATTGTGACGGATCTAGGTTGCCGA